GGCCTCATTGCGGCTGCGTGCGACGCGCCTAGTGGTAACGGACGAGATCAGGTGATCCCGGCGTTCATCGCCGGGCCTCATTGCGGCCGGCTACGGCGACGGCTACGGCGACGGCTCCGGCTCCGGCTCCGGCTACGGCTAGCGCCCTTCTCCGCTGCGCTCCAAACGCCCGCCTTTCGGCGGGCTTCTCTTTTTCCGCCCCCGCTGACAAACAGAAAGAACGCCCGGCCTTTCGGTCGAGCGTTCTACCCTACCCCTAGGGGCGATTCTCACTCAGGGGGTTCGCGATCGGCCGCGCCGCGCCTTCGCGGGAAAACGCTCGAAAAGCGCCAATTCGGCCAAAAGCGAGGAAAAGCGAGGCCCAGGTTTCGCGCTAGAGGCGCGGCAGCGAGGGAGGATGGGTTGGGAGTCGGGCGGGAAAGCGAAAACCGCTCCTAGCGTCGGCCGGCGAAAGATTGACGGAGCGAAGCCGCTCGTGGTACGGTGGCGGCGGTTGAGCCGCGGCTTGGCCTCTAGGGTCGTTACCTAGATGACGTTTACCGAAGCACGATCGGCCCCCATGGGCTTGCGGATCGTGTCCGAGTTGAGGGAGCCCCGTCGAATTCCGTGGTGCGGAGGACGAGGCCCGAGAATCAGGGGCTCACGGGCTAGCACTCGCGAGCCCTTTTCCTGTTCCTAGGTTGGCGCTTGTACAAGCGCTCGCGTTTTCCTAGCGGAATAACGCTCGCTAATATTAAGGCGGCTTAGGCGGCTTCGCTGTCGCGCAAGACTGTCCAGAATGCAAGAAGCCCCGCAGACTGGCGTCCACAGGGCTTCGGTCTAACTTCTTGAGGGCTTCGACCGCTGCGAGCGTACCACGTCGGCGCGGTTTCCGTCAATCCGCCGGCAGAAACGCCAAGCGCCCCGCCGTGGGGGCGGGGCGCTTAATTAGGGCGTTTTCTCAGGAGGTTGGGCCGCCTTCAGGCTTCCCACGGTGGACGAAATTAAGTAACTACCCCGTAACCAACAAACCACGTATCCCGAGGTTTCCGCAATCGTCAATTGCCGCTACCGGGAAACCGCTTGCGTCACGAAATAACGCCACGCTGCCCTCAATCCCCGCGACCGTTACCTTGGATTTCCGTTCTACCGTCGCGCTGTCGGGGTTAGTAAGAGTATCCATTTGCGCTCATTTCGCGTTTGGACCGTGCGCGACCTGGCGAACCTGCCAGTCACCGTGTTATTGCGGTATTATATACTTGACGCACTGCCGCAAGTAAGGGTGTGCTTGGTCTGCCGTGACAGGTCGAACAGACGTTCTCATAGAGCCTTGCAGTGAGAGTGATATACTAAGAAACCAATGCTTGAAAAAGAGATCGCAGCGTTCGACGCTATGCGCGCCAACCTAGAAAGCAACCATCCAGCAAAATGGGTTGTTTTCTATGGCTCGGATTTGTTCGGCATCTACGATAGCTTCGAGTCGGCCGCCGACCAGGCGGTCCAGCGATTTGGGCGGGGACCTTACCTGATTAGACAGGTTGGTGCTTCGGAAATAGCCCTCCCTGCTTCGATTATGTACCGTATAGCGAGTTAGTGCCCAAAGAGGCCAAGTGCGGCTTCATCGACACCCCGGGCGTTCGGGGCGTTGATACCCTGGGGTTGCTTGGCCCGACCCTTTTTGTAGACATTGGATTCGACCCGGATTTTAAGCCAGTCGAGAACAAACCGCCGACGAACGGCGAAGCGTCGGCGACGTTGCCCTTCGAAAGCTCTGCCGTTTCCGGGATGGCCGGATTCTTGGCTTCGGAGCGAAATGCTTTCCGCGGGTGCCGGCAGGGTGCCCGATCACGTAATAGGCAAAGGACCCGCCATGTAGGCGAGGCCCTTTGCTGTGACTGGCGCAACAAGGCGCCGCATCCAAAGACATTGTACCCCATATATTGGGGGATTTCAAGGCAATGAACCCTATTAAATGGCATTTAATACCATAAAATAGGCGGCTACGCGCTCACCTGCTATACTTTGCGGTAATGCCCAAGAAGAACGGGGAACCGACAAAACCGCCAGGCCGAAAGGCCGATAAACGGCCTTCGGTGACGTTCAAGGTCGAGGACCCGGTTTACTCAGCCCTGGTTGCGCCAAAGGTCAAAACGTAGGAGCCCGATCCAGTGACCAAAGGTCACAGGGCGACGAAGGGCGAAGCCGCAACAACGAGAAACACCACCGCCACTAAAGGGGCGAGGGGATGAGGCGAAGCGCCACAGCGCGGAGCAACTCACCAACGCCTCACACGAACCTCTACCGAAAAAACGACCTACCACCGCCTGAGGTAAGTGCCACTTCGCTGGCACAGCGAGGCCGCCCTCTACGCACGCAGGGGGGGGCTGATCGGCCCCAACGGCGCTGCCCGCCGACGTATGGAAGTCGTGTGCGGGTTGCCAATTTTTTTTGTTATTTTCGGTTGAGCGTGGGTTGCTTCGCCGGGCGAAGCTCTGTTCAGGCGGGCGAGCGTTGTCTCACGTTGAGCGTACCTCACGCTGATCGTGTAGAGTTGAATCGCGCGTACGAGCGCACGCGTACTTCTAATCGCGCGCGCGGGGGAGGTTTGTAGGCGTGCCTAAGTGGTACGGCTATGAGGGATTGTGGTGTCGTGGTAGAGTGTGATGAGCGGGTGAGTTCCTTCCGGTCCTTGCCCGCCCACTTTTGACCGGAGGTAATAGTATGCCAAGCATGAGCGAATCCCAGCGAGTGGAGTACTACGCCAGCCACCTTTTGACGGAGATGGCGGCAGCGGGCCAGCTTTCGATGGTTCCTCTCGTACCGAACCCGGCCGTGGCCTCGCCCGAGGAAAAGGCGTGAGCGGTTGGCGGGTAAAGGTGGGCGATGGGCCGAGTAAGTGCCAGCGGACGAGCCTCGCTTCTGAGGGGGTTCACTTTCACGCAGGTCCTCGCGGGACGTTGGACGGTCCGTTTCGTAATGGTGAGCCGACGGTGTGTGCGACGGAAGCGGCTCCTTCAAAGCCGTCCTCGAAGGTGAAGGCGTGAAGCGTGGTGCCGCTCTTGGCGCGTTGGCCAGTATCGCTGCGTCGAGCGTAATTACGTACCCGGATATAGCTCGGACTTCGGACAAGCGGAACTGGACCGACTGGAAGATGGCTTCTCCTGACGTTAGAATCCCGGTGGTAACGCTCTCGGGGCTTGAATGGCGGAACTACCGTTGCGAAGTGCGTTTCCGCCTAAAAGACGGTCATAGCGAAGGACGGCTGATCGAAACGGGGCGGCGGCCTTTCAATGCGTGAGCGGTACGTTCGATTCTGCGAGAACCTGACGCGTGAGGTTGCGGCGGCCGACGGCGTGCTGACGCCTGAAGCGATGGTCGAGGCGGTCCAAGGGACGTTTAATGGTCCTGGGAAGTGCTATTCGGGGGAGCTACCGCAAGCCAAGACGATGGCGCTAGCCAAGGCCAAGCAACTGCTCAAGCGGGGAGACATTCAGGAGCGGCTGAGCACGATTTTCGAGGCGAGCGGTTTTGACGTTGTCGAAGCCGCGGAGTTGCACGTGCGCCACATGCGAGGCGAGATCGATCGGCAGGTACACATCGGGGGCGGGGAGTTTGTGACCGTGAAGAAGGAGCCGTCGCTGTCGGCGTTGCTGGCGTACGAGAAGATGACGATGCCGCAGCCGGCCAGTAAAGTGGCGGCGACGGTGGTTCACCTATCGGGGGAAGGCGGTCCGCCCGCGGATTTGCCGCCGATGGTGCCGCGGGCCTTGAATGCCACGGTGCAGCGTGAAAGCTGAAGATTTACTGAGCGCGTTTGCGCGCGGGTTAATGCAAGCGTGCCTCGATGCCGAACCCCCGCAGGCAACGGCACCGAAGGCGCGGACGAGGAGCCGTCGTCGTGCTTCATCGGCGGCGACTCCTCGCTCTCGGGAGACCGTTCCACATGGAACCATTCCCACGCCGACCCCGGAGCTTTCCGAGCCGATCGTCGATCCGCTGACGCTGTTCGGCGATGCCGAAGTGCCGGCGACCTTGCAATCGATCATCGCCGCCGAGATGGCGAAGCAGCAGATTACCCCCGAGCAACGGGAGGAGATGGAGGCGGTGTTGCGCGGGGATAAGATGCCGCGCAACGGGAGCTACTCGCCGGAGGATTCCGAGACGAAGCCGTGGCTGAGCAGCTAGCTTGAACAACGCCGCGCGCCCAGGCGTCCGACAGCAAATCGCCCCGGCGGCGCTGGCAATCATCGACCTCGTTTTTCGAGTGCCCAACGGCTACGACGCCAACGGCATCCCCAACTTCCGGGGCGTCCCGCTCGAAGCGTGGAAGGAGCTTTACGCCAAGCACCCCGCCAAATACGCCGAACTGCTGACGATTCTGTGGGGCGACTACCCGAGCTTCGCGGCGCTGGTGCAGAAGATATGGGCCAAGAAGGTCGGGCACCGCATTCCGTATATCTTCAACCGGACCCAACTGCTGGAGTGGAACCGGATCTGCGCGCGCATCGCCGGGAAGCAAACGCTGCTGAGCGTGGTTCTCAAAGCCCGCCAACTCGGGATGAGCACGCTCATCAACGGCATGGGACATTGGCAGGTGTGGCGCCTCAAAGACGTGGAGTGCAACCTGTTCGTACACGAAAAACCACTGGCGTACTCCTTCATCGACCGGCTCCGAATCTTTCACGACGAACTGCCCGACGTGCCGGGACTCATTCGGCACCTGCGCGCCGCGGCGAAAACCGCTCGCGTGCCGAAGGACGAACTCTACTACGCCGAAACGAACTCCAAAGTGACGACGATCGTAGTCGAGAAGAACACGGAGTCCCGGGGGCGGTCGGCGCTTCACAACCATCTCGCCGAATACGCCTTCTACCCCAACGCGGCGCGGCTGCTGGGGTCGATGATGCCGCAACTCCCGCCCGCCGGAAGCTCCGCGCGCCTGCAATGCTCGGTCTTCATCGAGAGTACGCCCAACGGCAAAAACGACTTTTACTCGCTGTGGCAGACGGCCAAGGACGAGGAGAGCGAGTGGCACGCCGACTTCTTCCCGTGGATGGTGGCCGAGGACGAATACTCGATCACGCCGCCGCACGGCTGGAAACAAAGCGACGAGCAGCGCGAATGGGCGGCCAACCTCGGGCACATCCGCAAGCAAATCGACGGCATCGGCACGATCACCCCGGCGCAGGTCTACTGGTACGAGCAAACGCTGGCGACGGAGTGCGAAGGTAACCAGGACGTGATGGACCGCGAGTACCCCTCCGATGACGAGACGTGCTTCCTCTTGCGGTCGCGCTCCATCTTCAAAGCCGATATGCGCTACCTCAACGCGACGGTGCTGGAGGCCGAACGCCGCGCGCCGGCGGAGTTCGCCAAGCGTCAAATCGTGCTGCAGCCCGGGCGCAACTTCATGCGCGGGCGGATGGAGTACACCCCGCCGCCCTCGCCGTTCGGCAACAAGCCGATGACGCTGCAGCAGTTGATGCTCAAGCCCAAGTTCGTGGAGGACCCCAACGGGCATCTCAGCCTGTGGGAGCCGCCGATGCCCGACCACGCCTACGTATGCGGCATCGACGCGGCCAGCGGGCTGATGGAAAGCGATAACAGCGTCAACTGCATCCTCGATGCGACCACGGGCCGCCAAGTGGGGGAATACTGCGGACGGGTCGGGCCGGAGCAGTTGGCCGACGATAGCTGCGCGATCGGCTGGTTCTACAATTGCGCGTGGCTGTACCCGGAAATCAACTCCATCGGCGTGGTCACGATGAAACGGCTCAAGCAGATTTGGCAGTACCCGCACCTCGGGCGCGAGGAAAAGTGGGATGAGGTCGGCCTGAAGATCAACAAGTTCGGGCATTACACGACCCACGATCAGAAGGTGGTAATGGTGGCCTTCATGGTGGACGTGGTGACGAAGCACTACCTCGCCATCGCTTCGCAGAACCTCTTGGCCGAGATGAGCACGTTCGTCCAGACCGTGAGCGACGATGGGAGCGAGAAGTTCGCGGCCGACTCCAACAACAAAGACGACCGGGTGATGGCGCTGGGGCTGGCGCTCCTGTGCATCAAGCAGAGCCCCAAGATGCTGATGAAGTTCATGGAGGACCGCCGCCGGCACATTCCGACCGCCGTGGAGTCGATGATTAACGATGCCCCCGTGCCGAACGCGGCGGCCACGATGAAGGCGTTTATGGAGATTCCGACCGGGGAGCTGCGGGACGGCCTGCCGCAAAACGTGCGCGAGGCGCTGTGGGGGGATGGAATCCTCTCGGTGCCCGCGAACCCAATCGCGGGAGTTTTCGAGGGAGTGATTTAGGTGCCGTTCGCGTCAGAATCCCAAAGGCGGTATCTCTGGAAGTTTGAGCCTAAGGTGGCGGAGCGTTGGGCGCACGAGTTTCCCGGTCAAAAGAACCTCCCGCGCCACAAGCGAAAAAAATCTCGGGGAGCTAAGAGGAAGAAGAAGTAGTGCTTAACACCGTTAGCGTCCCCTACGTCTTTCAAGACCAAACGACGTTTCTCGCCGAGTACGTCAACGCCGACTTCACCGCGCTGACCAGCGCGATCAACCAAATCATCGCCGCGCTCAACGCGCAAACCTCAACCGCCGGATACCCAACTTTCCTCAACGCTGCAGCGGCACCTTATGGAATGGCTGTCGCGAATACCCCAACGGCAAACACCGCCGCGCTTCAAGCTGCGGTAAGCGCCGCTATCGCTGCCGGTGGCGGTATCGTCTTCATCCCGGCAGGCATTTACAATATGTCTCCCTCCGTCGTTATCAGCGGGCTTACCACCGGCGGCATCGTCATCCAAGGCTCATCGGCCGGAACGCAACTCGTCGCGCAAGGCAGCGGCGATATGTTCCAGGTAAACAACAACAACGGCGTTTACGGTGGCACGCGCTTCCGCGACATCAGCTTCCAGTATCCAAAAGGCTCGACTAGCGGTATCGCGATTAACGTAAATTCTTCAGGCGAGAACACGACTGCGGAGTTCTGCCTGTTCACCAACTGCCCGCAAGCGATGAAACTCGGTGCGCTCTACAGCGGCATGTTCGCCTGCCGCGTGTTCCAGGGCAATCTCAACAACAGCACGCAGGTGACGATCTCCCAGGCGGAGTGCTTCATCTCGCAGTGCATCCTCTACCAGCAGCCAATTTCTTCGTCCGGTCCAACTGGCTGCATCGGCGTGCAAATTAACAGCGGTTCGGACAAGGCGTGGATAACGAACAGTCACATTTCGGACTTTAACCAGGGTATCGTTATCGCGGCCGGGAGCTTCATCTACATCATCGGAAGCTCGGTTGCGGCCTGGACGAATGGCGTGTATATCGTTAGCAACTCGGTGAATGCGGTGTTCATGGTCGCCAATCAAATCTCGCAGAGTTTGTCGTCAACCGCTCAAAGTTCCGGCGTCTACATCGACAGTAACGGCGGCCCGTCCACCAACGTGGCGAGCATCTATGGGGATGGGAACGTTATCTACGGATGGGCCAATGCGGGGCTGCAAGTGAACGTCGCGCAGGACATCGTTTTTAACGGCGGCCAGATTTCGAGCAACGGTTTGAACCCGTCGTCTACCCCGGTCGGCGCCAATGTCGCGATCACGGCTGCTGCAGTGCGCGTGAAACTAAACGGCATAGATATGTCGGGAGTGTTCTCCTTCAACGGCGGACAGTCGCCGTATGCGCTGGCGGTGAGCGGGAGCGGTGGGTGCATCGCAAACAGTTGCGACGTGAGCGGCTGCGCTACAGGAACACTCTACACGTCGTCGCCAGGTACGCTCAAGCTATTCAACTGCCAAGGCTATAACGGTTTGCTCAATCTCATCAGTAACGCAACGCCCGCGAACGCTACCCAAACCAACCTGGCGGGCCTAGGTTTTTACGGCCCCGGTACGATGTACGTGACGGGAGGCACGGTAAGCGCGGTGAAGCTGGGAGGCACGTCGATGATTGCGGGGAATGCGGCTGGCCCCGTTTCGGGGGCGTTCCCGATTCCCGACCCGTACACGTACTTTCAAATAGATTGGTCCGGTTCGCCTAGCGTGACGTTCTTCGGAAGCTGATGCCGCTTTACGAATACGAATGCCCGCAGCACGGCAGGTTCGACATCCAACACTCGATGAGCGAAGTGGGTGAACCTGTCGCGTGTTGGTGCCGTACCTCTGCGCGCCGCGTGTTTACCGCGCCTTACTTCCAGGAAGATCGTGTGCGCCAGTTCCAAAATACTGTGGATGGCACGAAGTTCGACTATGTTCTCGGGCAGCAACGTCCCGAAACGCGCCGCGAATATTACAAGGAACTCGACCGAATCGGCGCCGAGCCCGTGTCGCGCGCGACGGAGCCCGCGCAATGGAAGGAAGGCCGCGAGTACGCCGAACACGTGAAGCATGGCGGGCAACGCGACAAGGGGTTCGAGAAGGCACCACACCCGGATAGCAAGCCGGGGAATCTTACTGTTTTGAAGCAACTTCAACAATCGGGGGTAAAGATTCCATGAAGATACTAGGCACAATCGGCGAGTGGGGCGGCTGCTCGTGGTATCGCATTGCTGCGCCGCTCATTGCGCTCCACAAAAAGCTCGGCATCGAGATAGACTTCGTAATCGACAAGCTGCGATTCGACGGCGATGCCATCGTGTTTCCGCGCGTATCGTCCAAAGAAGGCATCACGTTTATGCGGCAGGCGAAGGCGATGGGCAAGCGCGTCATCGTCGATTTTGACGACTGCTTCCACGAGATTCCGCCGTGGTCGATGTGCCACGAGCCGTTCCAGCATACCGACGCACTCCCGATTTTCGACAAGGCGTGCGTCGAAGCCGACGTTCTTTCCTGCTCGACGCAACCGCTAGCCGACTACTACCGCGAGAAGACGGGCCGCGAGTTGGCGGTCTGCCATAACTTCGCGTGGAGCGAACACGTCGAGGCCGTCGCGCCGAAAGAGATTACCGGCAAACCCAAGCGCGAGGGCGAAATACGCATCGGGTACGTCGGCTCGTACACGCACTTGCTCGACATCGCTTGTATCAAAGACGTGCTCGTTGAGATTTGCGCGAAGTATCCGCAAGTGAAGCTCGTGTCGATGGGACAGCCGTTCGTCTTGCCGGCGGGTTTCGATAAGCACCGCGTGGAGCATCACGTCGGAACGTGGTTCGACCCGCAGAAAGACGGCTACCTCGCGCAGTTTATGTACCGCTACTATCGCGAGATCGGCGAGTTGGACCTCGACATCGGTCTAGCGCCGCTAGAGCCGAGCATCTTCAACTCGTGCAAGAGTAACATTCGCTTCTTCGAGTACGGGATGAATGGCGTGCCGGTTGTGGCGAGCGCGTATGGTGCCTATGCTTCGTGGCCGACGATGATAGCGAGCACGCATAGCGAATGGTTTATGGCGATTTCAGCGATGATAAATAACGAGGAGAACCGCCGTAATATGGCGAGCGTGGGACTTGAACATCTGCGCGAGAAATGGACTGACGCCACGATTCTCCCGCAGTGGGAGGCCGCGTGGCTCGGCGAAAAAACGGTAACGCTCCCGGCCGGAAACTACGACGACGCGCAATCCCGCGCCATCCTGGAAGAAGCGATTGGCTAACTCGCCCACGCTTTCGCAACCGCTGAGCAAAGACGCCGACCCTGAAGTTCGGATGGTGAAGCGCCTACTGTCCTACGTTTCGATGAGCGACAAGCACGAGGAGGCGCGGCGCAAGAGCGACCGCATCGGCGGCAACCTCCGCTACTCGCGGCATTGGAACGTCCAGGTTTCCGATAAGCGCGCGGCGCTTACGGTAAACGTCGCATCGGCCATCATCGACCATAAAATCTCGATTATGACCAAGCAGCAGCCCATTCCAGTCATCGAGAACAACGATGTCGGGGACGAGGAATCCGCGCGGCTGATGCGGTCGTGCATCATGCAATGGTGGGAGCGCGGCAACCTTCAGGCGCTCGTGGAGAACGCCGAAACGCTGGCGTGCTGCACGCGATCGGCTTCGCTTCACGCGTTTTGGGACCCATCGCTCTACGACGGCGCGGGGGATATTGCGGTTGAAGCCATCCCCGGTTGGCGCCGCATCGTAGACCCGCGCGTGAAGGACCAGCGCAAGGGGCAGTTCTCCGGTCACCGCGTGCAAATGCCGCGCGCGCGAGCGATGATGCTGTACCCGAAAGCCGCCAAGAAGTTGGAAGATGCGCCGTCTACGTCGCAGCAGGGGCCATCGGCTAACGCAAGCGGGCAGGGTTCACCGTTGCGCGACCCGTGGCAGAAGCTGGCGTTCGACTTCCCAACCACCGCGATTATGAACGGCACGCCGACGCTGCTTTCCTACACTGGATTCGTGCCGGGCGTATCGCCGTCTAACGACCTCGTGCAGTTAGTGGAGTTGCAAATCAAAGACTACACGATGGTTAAGGTGCCGCGCAAGAAAAAAGACAAGTACGGGCGCACGATTCAGAAAGTGAAGACCGACGACGACGGGATGCCGCAGTTCAACCACGCGGGGGAAACGCAGCACCAAGCGATGGACGGTACGCCGTTCACTATTCCGATGTACGAGCTCGTCATGGAGGACGTGTACGAGGACGTGCAGGAGCGTCTGTATCCGTGGTGGCGCAAGCTGGTCATGATGCTCCCGGATGCCAAAGTCATTCAGGACGACCCGTGGGACTACGAGCTTCCCTACGCCGACTTTCACGACGGCGAACCGCTCGAAGGCTATTGGGTGAAGGGGTCGCTGCTAGAGTTGGAAACGCTTCAGGGCGCGTTCAACGTCAGCATCTCTACGATGCTGGACAACCTGCGCTTTTCGGCCTACCGCGCTTACATCGCGTGGACGGGGAGTTTGATCGACCGGAACAACATGAATATCAACCCGGGCGAGATTCTGCGCGGCGGCGAGAAGGGGACGCTCGAATCGCTACAGGTCGCGGAAATCTCCCAAGCGTGGTTCGCGTGGCTTAACGCCATTATCGGCCTCATGGAGAAGGTGATCGGCGCGACGGGCATTATGCAGGGCGAGGCGGCCGGCCGGGTGGACAGCGCGGCTGGGTACGATATGCTGGCGGAAATCGGCGGCTCGCGCATCGTGAAATGCACGCAGCGGATGGAGCGGTCGATCGAGGACCTCATCGAAATCGTTGGGCAGATGATGCAGAAGCACTACGACGAGCGCCACGCGGTGAAGGTGGAGAACCTGACCGGGAACATCACCTACCAGCGGATTACGCCCGGGTCGCTTCAGGGGTCGTTCAACTATCGCGTGCTTACCGGGTCGAGTCTTGCATGGAGTGAGAGCGCCGTGCGCGCGCGCGTCATCGAAGAATTCCAGCAAGGGCTGCGCGATAAGGTTTCGACCTGGAAGGCGCTTAAGATTGAGGATTGGCCGTCGATAATGGAGCGGATGATGGAGATGCCGCCGCAGGTGCAGCCGCCGCCGCCGCGCACGAGGCAGCAGCTACCTAAGGCGAAGCCGCCGCCCACTGGACAGCAGGCGCAGCAATGACGGCGATGCGCGTTCCCGAGCTACCGGATTTGCCGTTTGGGATGCTCAAAGATTTGGAGCGGCTGCACGGGGAATGCCCGCGCGCGATGGAGGTTTTCGCCGAAACGATAGCCTCGCCGCCGCATACCGCGACGGTCGGGCTCGTTTTCGTGGGCGGGCGATTGCAGTACGTCGAGGTGCGGTTCACGGCGAAGTAGGGATTGACGCCCGCAGCGGGGCGTGGTAGGCTTCGCACCAGCAACGGGAATCGGAAATACCGGCCCGCCGAGCAGTCGGCGGGTCTTTTCTTTTTGGCGAAAGGGGCTTACTTGACCGCAATGGCGGCGCCCGGACAGCAACCGCTCACCGGGGGGCAGCAAAACTCCCTGGCGTCGGCGCTTTCCAACGTCAGCCCGCCAGCCGCCAAGCCCAGCGTCCCATTCGTCCGCACCGACCCGCAGCATTCGTGGCTCATCGGCCTTCAGCGCGTTCGCCAATCGCTGCACGATCTCGATGAGCACCTCGACGACAAAGAACCGGCCGTGCAAGATACGGTCAGCGCGATGGCTTCTGCAACCGAGAAGCTGATGGCTGGAGTCCCGCCGCCGCAAGTGGCGCTACTCGCCGCCGCGCAACTGCTCAAAAATATCGCGCCCCAACTGTCGCAGCAATGCGAACAGCAATGGGCGACGATAAATCGTCCGCCGCAAGTACCCGGCGTGCCGATTCCATCAGGTCCGCCTCCGGGCGGCCCAGGTGCACAGCCACCGGGGGTCAGCCCCGCTCAAAACCCAGGCGTGCTTGCCGCAATGGCGGGCGCGATGGGTGGCGGAGCAGGTCCCGGGTCCCAGCCTCCCGGTCTGACCGGGTGAAAGGACCGCTATATGTTCGACAATAGCGTAGTGATGCCGGAACGGCGTAAGGGTCGCAAGCGCAAGTAGCGCCTGCCTAGGAAAGACAGAGTGAGGGGAAAGTATGCCTGACGAACCGCTAATCCAGCCGACACCAGCACCGGCTTCCGTCGAGCCTTCGGGTCATATCGACCCGCAAGACTACCAAGCGGCGGTTGCGCGCGCGGCGCAGTTCGATGCGCTCGTTGAGCAACTCTCCCCTCACGCTGAAAAAATCCGTATGCTCGTGGAGAACCCCGAGTACGGAGAAGTGGCCTCCAATGCGTGGAGCGCCTACGACGAAATGAAGAAGCGGCAGCAGCCAAAGATCGACCCGTCGCTGCAACCGCTCGCCGAGGACATCGGCGTCATCCGCAAGATGGCCGACACGCTCGCCAAGGAACGGCAAGAAGCCGCCGAGGCGCCGCAAAAAGCGCGGCAGCAGAAGTGGAACACGTGGACGCACGACCCAGCCAACGAACGCTTCTACAACAAACTCAAAACCGATCATCCCGATTTAGAGGATGGCGACTTCCGCCGGATGGCGGAGTTAGCCGCCGCAAAAGATTTCGCGCCGCTCGCCACCGTGTGGAACGAGAACTCATGGCGCTTTGTCAAGGCGGAGCGTAACGCGCCGCCCATATCACTCAGCACCGATGCGGGTGACCCGGGAATTCCCGGGCCGTCCACCCCTGCAGCTCCTGAAGGCGGTCCAACGCCGCAGGAAGCGATGCGGAACCGCATCATCGAGCTAGAACGCGCGCGTCGGAGAATCGCGTAAATGGCCGCAGCCAAACTTCATGAGGGATTTCCTCATGCGGGAAGCATCAGCCAAATGGAAGCGGACTATAACGTCTGCCTTAGAGGGCATTCCCTAAGTGACAACCTGTGCATTATAGGCTCGCGACGCAAGCTAAGATGTCGAGCGTGCGTAAGCGCCTGGCAAAAGGCTTATCACGCAAAGTTTCCGGCACGCTACTCGCATCTCTCGATGAAGTCGTGGCTCAAAAAGCAATACGGAATATCGCCAGCCGAACACGCCGATATGCTGGCAGCGCAGCGCGGGGTATGCGCGATTTGCAAAGGTATAGATGAACACCAGGGTCTAGGCGTAGACCATAACCACACGACCGGCAAAGTTCGGGGCTTGCTGTGTACGAACTGCAATCAGTCTCTCGGGAAAGTACGAGAGTCGAAGGAGATACTGCAAGCAATGATTAGCTATCTCGAAAAGTGGGAGGGCTAAATGCCGGATTATTCTGGACAATATGCTTACCTTGACACGCTGCAAGCTCTGATTCGGGAAGGCTTCGTAACTAAGACCATCGTTGACACGTTCTTCACGTCGCAGCGATTCTTCCAAGAGATTCGCGATTTGATGGATACGCAGAACGGCGCGCTCGCGCTGACCTGGCCCATCAACATCGGCAAGTCGAGCAACACCGTGGCGTTCACGGGCGGCCAGGGGCTCCCGGCCAACTCGCTCGACTCGTTCATTCGCGCATCGCTGGGTTGGAAGTATTACGCCGACGCGCTCGCGCTCAACGTCACCGACCTTCAGCAAGCCGACTCGCCCGAAGCCATCGCTTCGCTGGTCGATTCGCAAATGGACATCGTGAAGATGTCGATTGCCGACCGCATCGCGACGGACTTCATCGACTCGACGCAGGCCGCGTTCCCGTTGCAAATCAACGGGCTGGCCGAAGCGATCGACGACGGCACCGTGGCGACGAGCTACGCGAACATATCGCGCAGCACGTACCCAACGTGGAAGGCGCAGACGAACTACGACTTGCTCACGACCTCGAACCTGGTGCAAACGCTGTATTCGCTCGACCTCGCGGCGCAGATCGACGGTCACAAGCCGAACTTCTACGCGACGACGAGGCTCGCGTTCGCGACGATTCAAAACTCGCTGTTCTCCATCGACCGTTACAACCAGCCGAACATGGCGAGAAGCATCGGCGGTTACGACGTAATCTTCAACGGCAATCCCATCGTTTGGGACCCGCACATTCCGACCGGCGTAGCGACCGTTTTCAGCGGTAGCGCGCCATCGCCAAACAGCGGCGGTTACTTCTACATGATTAACCGCGGCACGATCAAGTACGTGGTTGACCCGAAGATGAACTTCAGCGTCGGCGATTGGCTCGTCAGCACCACCACCGCACAAGTAATCGCAAGAATCCTTCACGCCAGCAACTTGACTGTGCTCAGGCCCAGTTCAAATGCCGTGGCGTGGATACAGGGAGCTTAGCCATGGGCAAACAATCACAGTACCCAACTGCGGGCGACGACCGCTCGGAAATAAAGCAGGTCCACATCACGCCCGGGAACGTGATGAGCCCCGTCGAGGGTTTCTCGTCTGACGCTGGGCTCGGAAAACCGCCGACAGTCGGCTGCTACGGCGCACCGGGTGACGGCGAGATTCCGACCGGCGAGAAGATGGGCGGCGGTACGGGGCGCGCGATCAAAGCGTTTTTCAAAGGCAACGGCGGAGGTAAACCTTAGATGCCATTATTTAGCATAGGCCCGGGTTCTTCGGGCTACAACTTCCAAACCGAGTTTTTCGACCTGTCGTGCAGCGTGCTGCTCGGTAGCGCCGGAACGCTCTACCAGGGACAAGCCGTTTGGTATGACCAAACCTGCGTCCCCGGCACGAAGGGTGCCGACCAAGTTTTGCCGGCGCCAAACGCAAACAGTTGCCGCATTTTCGGCATCTACCAAGGCGCCACGCTGCAAGGTACGGCGCTGATCGCTTCCAACGGAGCAAGCCAGTATTTCCCGATTTACGCGCGGCAAAAGGGCTACGGCCTGGTTCTCGGACAGACGACCACCTCGGGTACGTCGGCCGGTAGCGCCGCGATCAACGTCGGGTCGCAACTCATTGGCGTGGTGAATACCGCAGGGCTCTACGGAGCCGTTAGCGGAACGGCCGCGGCGACGGGCGTAAACATCGGTTTCGCGTTGGCGACCGGCTCGGCTTCGGCCGCCGGTAGCGCCATCATGGCCGGTAACACGGCCGCCACTAAAGTCATCAACGCGTACATCAGCGTATGATTCGCGTAACGTTATTGGAGGATTTCGGGGGCGACATCAACCTGCATTTTGGTGCGGAGGTGACGGTCCCCATGTCGTTCGGCGCGTTCGATAACCACCTCGTAACGGAGATGCGCGGCGAGCGCGTCGGCACTCCGGTTCAAGAACGGCGCTGGCCGCTCTGCTGGAAAGACGGCGAGAAGTCGGCGCTGATTCCCAACGAAGTCGCGACGCATCACTTCGGTGATTGGCGCGCGGGCACCGACCTGCAAGCCGTGCGCGACAAGCTCCTGCCGTCGTTCAACAACGAACGCGATCGGGTGGCGCGCGTGTGGGGCGACTACCTCTACGCTGCCGAGAAGGATGGTGAGAAGCTGGGGTACACGACGGTGCGGATTGCCGTGCCGCGGGTGCCCAACGTCAAGCTTACCAATGTCAACGCTTCGGGGAACCACGTCGGCGATTGGACGTTCCGGCCGCTGGAGTTCTGGCGTTTCGAGGAGATTCTCGATGAGTGCGCGACTCGCGAGATGGCGCGGTTGCAGTCCCGCAAGGGCGGGCAGGGCGCGATTTCGCTGGACGTTCTGGACGACGCGCAACTCGCGAAGCTGGCAGAGATGCTGGAGAAGCGCAACCGTAAGGCGGTCGCGGCGGCGGCGAAGTGAAGCGTGAAGAATCGCTCGGGAACAAACTCGTTGACGCGGTGTCAAGCGGAGCCAACCCTCTATCCTACGGGAAGCCGGTTAGTATCCCCCAAGACGCTCCATCGGGCAAGTCCAGCACACATCACGCTCTCGAAGCCTACTTCGACTTCGATCGGGACGGGAAGCGCGAGAACGACTAAAAGCGTCGGGTCTGGATTTTCCCCGAAGTCTAGGCCCGGCTTCACGTCGTGAACCTCAACGAAATCCAAAACCTCACGCTTGCCAACTTGCAGCAAAGCGAGTTGCTCAACACCGAGGATTTCACGGAAGCGCCGAACTGGTCGGACGCGACGAACCCTGGGATTCTCCAGCCGTTCCTAACGACGCAAATCAACCGCTCGTATATGCGGGTGATTCAAGATTTAGCCGACATTCAAATAGCGCTCTATCGCTGGGTGTTTGCCTCTATCGCGCAGGTGTCCGACTACCCGCTCCCGCCATTAGCTCCGCCGCAGAATACGCTGTGGGGAAGCAGTGTGTGGGGGTCGGCGCAACTCGGCGCGGGCGCTCCGCAAACCGCCGGCATTTGGGGACAAGGCTCATGGGGGCAGATGCAATGGGGTACGCAGGCCGGGCCTCCGAACATTCAGCGGATAACGCGCGTCGTGTACGGGCCTATCGGGCAACCGTGGCTGATGGATTTCGAGGGCGGCGTGCGGCTGGTATCGTGGCAGCAGTTTATGCGGCAGTCGGCGTTTGGCTACCTGCGCCCGTTCTGCTACAACATCATCCCCGATTACTGCGCCGTGTCGCCCGATCGAAAGATTCTCTCGTTTTTCCCAGGAAGCGCGGATGCGGGCGATACGATTGGCGTCGAGTACGTGCCCGAGTTGACGCCCAATAGCGAGTGGCCGCCGCTAATGAACGGGACGGACGTGCCGCAGATTCCCGACCCAACGCACGACCTCATCGTGCTGTGGGCGACGTACCTGTGCTGCCCGAAACTTAAGATGTTCCCTCTGATGCAAGAGATGAAGATGGCGTACCACGGGCAGACCGGGCACGCCGGGGAGCTAGGCCGCATCCGCGACGTGCTGCGCGACCGCTCGACGGGCGACACGCTCCGCATCCGTGACGCCAACGAAGGGATATACCTTTCCTATCCGATGACGGGCTTGTTAGCGCCGTGACCGTTTCCGATTTCACCACGCCAGACGCCGGGCCAGTCGTTATTCCCTATCGCCCGCTCGGGCTGGGCCTGAATACCGCGCTTTCCCCCGACGCGCTGCAACGTGGGCAACTCAGCGTGTCGGTCAACTCGTGGCCGAACTACACGCAAGCCGAAGCCAAGCGCCCGGGGTCGGTTCTCGTGTGGAGTAGCGGTTCGAAGTTGCCAGCCATTTCGCTGCACGCCTGCCGATTCAATAACACGACCTACCTCATCGAAGTGAAGCAAGGCGGAAAGGTGTACGCCGGGCTTGCCACGCCGGGCTCGACGCCGACCCTCATCGGCAACGTTTCGCCGACGACGCAGTTCACGACCGCCGCGGAGATGTTCGACCCGACCGTGGGCAGCAACGGCTCGCAATGCGTCTTCCTCTGTGACGGCATCGCCATTCCGCAGTATTGGGCAGGCCCCGGCTCGATGCTCAAACCCGTGGCGTTCGGCGCCAACACGCAGCCGGATGGCAGCGGGCTGCCGTCCAAGGACCCGAACAGCGTTTATCCGATAACGCCGCAGTTCGTCGCAACGCTCGGCAACAACTCACACCTTTTTTACAGCGGCGACGAAGACGAGCCAAGCGCGGTTTACATCTCCGACCCGTTCTATCCGCAATCGTTCAATAGCCCCGCGATGCAAGTGAATCCGACCAAGGCGAACAAGCCGGGGCAGTACATTCCCGCCATCATCGGCAACAACGACGGCGTAGACGGCGGCGCAATCACCGGGCTGGAAACGCTGGGCTCAGCGATGACCGTCTTCAAAGAGTGCGCCATCTATAACATGGTGTTTACCGTGTTGCTGGGGGAAGTCCCGGCGTGGCAGGTGGTGCAGGTCAGTAACGACCGCGGGTGCCTCTCGCCGCGCTCCATCACCGCCTTCGATACGTTCATTTGCTTCTTGGCGATCGACGGCGTGTACGCGACTGACGGCAATACGATATGGCAGATTTCCGGCGACGTGCCGACTTTCTTCGACTCCACGCAGAACGGGCAGCCGGCGCTCATCGTGAACCGGCAGACGGCGATTGGCGTGCGGCAAGGCCCGCGGCTGCTGCTGTTCTTCGAGGCGCTCTCGGCACCGATAACCAGCGGGCTGTGGTTCGACTTCACCAAGCAATCGCCGACCGGGAATCCGCTAGCCGGGCAAATCGAGGGGATGAACGTCGGCGGCGCGGCGCAACTAACCGGCGCCAAAGACAGCGGCAATATGGCGTGGTGCGATGCGGCGCTCGACCAAATCGGCCTGTTCGGCCTGGGGTACGCCGACCTGGGAGCAAATGGTTCGGCCGTGCCGATTACCGTGACGCTTGCCGGGCTGGCCGACCTTCTCGCGGACCTCGGCCCGGATGCCATTATCGCCGAAAAGCAGGCGCAGTCCGCCTACGCGCTCGTGGAGTTGCTCGGGGCGCCGCCGGGCGCCGAAGCCGAAGTAAACTTCCAGGGCGCGATTATGGTGGACAACACGATTCTGTTGCCCCAGGTCATCGCGCAGCTTATCGCTCAGGGCGACAACCCTGCCGGCGTGTGGGGTGCCAGCCAATGGGGGGCGATGAAATGGGGCTCGTCCTCGCAGTACGGTTTTGCCGTGGTAAAAATCCCGCTCCAGAACGCCGCGCGCGGCCACTTGCTCCAAATCGTGATTACCGAATCATCGGTGGTCCCGTGGATAATGATAGGATTAGCACTGTATGCGAATTATCAGCCTCTTAACTATTAGCCTCGCGCTGCTGGGGGCGGCGCACGTCGAGCGCATCCCCGTGGTGATTCCGGGGCTGGACATCGGCATCAAGCAGTTCGATCAGCAATACGGTACGATGGTGGCCGAGGTGCCCTGTACGGTGCCGTATTACTTCGTGAACGGGACCGTGGCGCAAGCCGGGCAGGTCAACGCCAACTTCCAAGCGTTGCTCAACTGCCTCTCAACGATTTACGCTTCCGACATCATTCCGACTTCGCAGGCGCAAGCCACGTTTGGCGGGTCGCTGCAATACAACTTCCCGGCCGGTGTCGCGGTGCAGGGGACGCAAAACTACCCGCTCACGACCGTCGCCGGCCCGCTGTGGCTGTACGCGACGGGAGGTGGCGGAGGTTCCTACGGCATTAACTTTGATATGAACGCTTGCGGCGGGACCGGCTCCTATCAGTTCCGGGTGGCTGGCACGATGCAGGCTTCGCTCGATTGCCAGGGCGGCTACAGCAACTCGTTCGGCTCAATCGTCCGCAACTCGATAACCGCGGCTAGCGGCAACTTCATCGGCGGGACCAATCCAGCCGGGCTGTGCTCGCTGCTCACGACCAACCCGTGCCTCACGATTAACCAATCCGGGAACGTGGCCGCTCCTGGGAATGTGGTAGCGTCTGGCTACATGGAAGCGGTGCCAGCCTTCACGAGTTTGCCATCGCCCGGCCCGGTTCCGCCGTGCTACCAGTCTTCAAACTCGTCGCCGTGCCCAACGACCTGGCACACCGTTACGGGGTTTACGACGCTGACTTCTGGAACGACGTGCCCGGCAAGCAGCGTGTGCCCGATACAGACGCCTGGCTCGGTCGCGACGTTCGCGCCCGGAACGCCGCCGTTCACGATCACCAACGGATTCCCGTGCCACGCAACCAACAACGACATCATCTATAACACGCAGACCGAAGTGCAATGGATTAACGCCACCAAGGTGCAGTTCAATATCGTGAACCCCAACCCAACGGCGCTGCCGAACCTCACGCAGACCGTGGCGTGGGAATGCACGTGGTACTAGCGTGATCGGCAACGCGATCAGCCAGCCGATGATTGCGGGGCACTTCGCCAGCCTTGGCACGAAGATGCTGCCCGGCAACTCCAAGCCGCCCATCGGCCCGTCGTCGCCGCTGCGCCAGGTGTACCCGGTGCTGACCGGCGTAACGTCGCCGTTCATTTCCTTCGCCCGCAATACGCGGGACGGGAGGGGTGTTATCGTGCCGGTCGGCGTGACCGACCCGGTAGCGGTTGGCGAGCCGGTTACCGTTACGCACAACCTCGGGCGCGTCCCGCAACGAATCGTGGCGCTACAGAATGACGGCGGTGCGGCGGAGAACCCGCAGATGACGCTGGCTTCGGGGACCGCTCCGACCCGCACGCAAGCGACCATCTCGGCAGACATAATCATGACCAACTGCTTAGTGAGGCTAGAATGAAAGTCGTTAATATTACGCTCGGCGTGACGTTCGCGCTGGTCGTCATCATCCTGGCGGTCGGCCAAGTTCGATCTGCCAACGCCCCCTACGTCACTCTTTGGAGTAATGGAGGGCCGGTGTCTACCGCGAATCCGCTCCCGGCGCAAAACATTTGAAGCGCAAGATACTTCTAACCTTCGGCGCGCTGTTCGTCCTTCTCGCCGTAGGCGTCGTTGCGGCAGATGCTCCGTATGTAACGCTATGGACGAATGGCGGACCGGCTTCAACCGCCAACCCGTTGGCGATCAACTGCGTAAGCGGGTGCAGCGCGAGCGCTGGCCCGGCGGGCGTTAACTTACAAACCTCGCCGACGCCGGTTCCGCAGACCGGCTACGCCGCGCTCTCTGCGGGGTTATTCATCGGCCCGAGCCCGTGGCCGACTGCGACGGCTTACGTTCCGGCGGCGATAAACGTTACGACTTCGGGATGCTCAGGCAACCCAGCAACGTGGGGAACCACTGGAAGCGGCCTAACAATCCAAGGTGTCACGGGCGAGGTTCTCGGAGCGGGCTGTAACGGCATCCCGGTTGTGACCGTTGACCACTTAGGAACCGTCGGCATCAAGGGAACTACAACGGTCCAAGATTTATTCACCGGCACTTCAGGCTGCGCGTTCGCTTGTGGCTTAACGTTTAGCTTCAATAGTTGCGCCTTGAAAACCACCGGCAGCGGCGTGAACATCCTTGTCGGACAGAGCGGCGGCTCGAACAACTGCTCGCTGTCTCTGCAATCGCTCTCTGCTAACACCTTCGTTTGCGCTTCGCCCGACCCTATATCGGCCAGTTTTAACACGCTGGTTTCTTGCGGTTCGCAAGTCCTCCCCGTCGCAAACGGCGGCACAGGCACGACCGCGACGCCTTCGCCCATGCCGTCCCCGGCAAGCGGTGGTGGCTGCTTAACGACCGGCGCGGCGATTGCGTGCAGCGGCTACGGCGCGCAGGCGGTATCGACGCCGTTCCCGATTGCCAGCGCAGCCACCGGCACGACGGGGAATACCTATCAAACCCTCGTCACGGATACGGTGACGCTCGGCACGTCCTACGGCCCGCAAGGCAAATGGTTCGGCACGGTCACGATGGACCTGTGGGTGGCGCTTGGGGTTCTCAACGCAACGCAGGCGAACTATGGCTGTATCACGACGGCTTCAACCGTCACGACCATTTCAAGAACGAATGCTAGCACGACCACTCCTTGCAACACGGCGGCTTCCGGGAGCATTGCTGGAACGTCGCTGTTTGGCTCGACGCTGGTTGCAAGCGGAGCCGGAGCCGATTCTCACGCGATGTGGACGGGAACGGCTGCGAACGGGGCATCCCTAACGTTTGTCTGCCAAGTCGCAGCAAGCGGCACAACGTCGGTTACGATCTACGGTTCGTGCCCGTCATGGTGGATACCGATTTGACGCGCCTGCTTCTTGCGCTGTTGCTCTCGGGTTGCGGAGGATGCGGCGTTCTCCTCGCTTGTCCGCTCGGACCGCGCACCGCCGACACCGATACGGCGAGCGGCGGCGCATACACCAGCGCGGCAATCACTAACGGCTTCTCGCAAATCGTGACGGTCATCGAGCTCCCGCTCAAGGGCTACTGCAAAACCGGGCCGCCACTTCAACCGCCACCGCGCACCGGCTGGCAATTGCAACCCGGCCAAACGACGGTGTTTAGCGGCGCGCTCGGCGCGTGTACCGAAGTCGCGATGCAGGTGACGTGGAAGAATCAACTTCTGGAAACGTGCAGCTACACAGCGACCGAGAGTAACGGCGGCGTAGCGTGGGCGGCATACCCCGAATGGACCGGCGGCGATACGTCCTGCTCGCTCGCGCAAAACGCACCTGAGAGCGGCGTTGCTATCGACTACGAGGCTTCGCTGTGATGTGGTGGAGCGGGTTGGCGCTATTCGTGGCGTTCGGTATTTGGGGAACCGCCATCGTTTGGAAAAACGGAGTGTAGCTAGAAATAGCCAATGAAAGTATTTGATGCCGGATGACCAGAATGTTAGGTATGACGAAAAATGGCATTGGCGCGTTGACCGCGCTTTATTCGGACATCTTGACGATGCCTCGGGAGTCTGGGTCGATGGGCTCCTCCAGTCGATCGCGGACCAGCGACGATTTGAAGTCTCAATCGCGCGAGTGGGAATGCCCCTTCTTATCGTCATCGCGGTCGCCGTCGTGCTAACCGCGCTGCATCAGCCACCCGTGCTAGCCAGAACGATAGGTGAATTTTTGAAGGCGCTGTTTTGAAATGCTACACGCAGCCATCGGATACCTCATCCAAGCCGGAATCGGCGTGTTCCTTTTGTACCTCGGTAAGCGTGTCAACGAGATTCACGTCTTGGTGAATAGCAAGATGACCGATGCCCTGAACGAAATCGCATGGTTAAAAACCGAACTAAGTTCCGCCTCAGAGCAGCAAGGGAAACACGACGAATGATTATTAAGAGCCCAAACTATCCGCCGCCCGCGTTCGCCATGACGCCGCGTGACGTGTCTCAGATAACGTACCTCATCATCCATCACAGCGACGGGCCGCCCGACCAGGACCCGCTCGCGATCGATGCCGAGCACCGCGCCGAAGGTTTCGCGATGATTGGCTACAATTTCGTGATTGCGGGCGATGGAACAGTTTACCAAGGACGGCCGACCAACGTAGTTCCCGCTGCGGCCGAGGACCTCAACACGCCAAGTATCGACGTGTGCCTCCTGGGTGACTTCGAGCCGGGGACGGACGGTTACCAAAGCGTCGTCCCGCCCGTGCAACTTCAGGCGCTCAAAGACCTTTCGGTGGAAATACACCAGCACTACCCGACCATCGACAGCACCATCGGTCATCGCGACGTGGCTGGCATTGCGAACGACCCAAGCGTGGCTACGGCTTGCCCCGGGGATGCCCTGTACGCGCAAATCCCCGCCGTCAAGGCGTACACCATAGATAAGGAATAAAAAAATGAGCGCCATGCCGATGGCTTCCCGCCGCGTGGTTGTCCGGGAGGCCGTGCCCGACGACCTCCCCCGCATCCTTGAGCTTCGCGAGATGCAGCAGCGGGAGTTTATTGGCAAGGTCCCGCCGCCCCCGATGTGGGTGGTGGTGGAGGAGGATGGCGTGATTCACGCGGCCGGCGGAGGCTTCATTTCGACGCTCCCGGACTACCCCGTGACGGTGACGGTGACGGACGTGCTGGACGACGGCACGCTTTCGGGGAAGCGGTGTTTGGCGGCCCTCATCGAAGATGTTATCCGAGCGAAGGATTCGGGGGTGCGGGTACACACAATTGTGCCCAGCGATAGGCAGGGCTTAGTGGATGCGCTCATCAAACGCGGCTTGCAAATCACCGGGGTCGAGCTAGGCTAATGCCGTCCAATAGCGCCGCTCAGTCCGCCGCCGCCCAGCAGGGCAATCAGAACCAAGCCGAGCAGTATCTTGCCCAGCAGAAGCAGCAGGCTCTCGGCGATTGGGCCAGCTTTTTTACGCAGAACCCGAGCCCCGCTTCCGGCTGGGGCGCGATCAAGCCGCCGTCGTTCGCTGGCGAGCCTTCAACGGTCGGAGGCGGATACATTGGCGGAAGCGGGAAGCTGAAGGATGCAGTCGGGTCCGCTCCGCCGCCCAAACCAACGGTGAAGAAAAGTGCCTAGCGGTGGAGCGTCCGCAATGGGCGCGGGTGGAGGCGCTACGCCTCCGATTACCGCTCCTCAAGGTTTGAGCGGGTTGCCGATGCCAGGGATTCCGCAGAACGCCGCGATGGCGATGGGTGCGCCTCCGCCGGCCGCTTCGACTCCGCCGAACAGCGCGATGACGCCGCAGCAGCCACCCCCGTCGCAGAACCCGTCGTCGCTTGCTAACGCGATGCAGGCGATGCAACTGGTCAAGAGTGCCGCGGACGACGCGCAGCAAAGCCAAGGGCACTCAGGCGGCGCTGGTAGCTACAGCCCGCAAGGCCCCAAAGGCGCAGCTTTACCGCTGGCGCAAATCGCCGCGATGATTATGGGAGGAGGCGGATAATGGCGCAAGGCGGAGCACAGCCTCCGGTTCAAGTGACGGGCGGCCAAGGGCAGCAGATGCAGCCTGGCGGCGCGCAGCCGCAGGGCTACAACCCGCTCCAGCCGACCTACGCGCCGAACGCCCCGCAAGGGCAGGCCACGCTCTCGAACATCAACCTTTCACCGCAGCAGCAACTCGCGCAAATCATGAAGGGCTTTATGCCCGTGCAGCGCCAGGCGACGAGCGCGCTCAACAACAACCTCGCGGCGTCCGGTATCGTCGGCGGCGGCGGGCAGGGCGCGCAGCAGCTTCTTCAAGGGCAGCTTTCCGCGTCGATCGCGCCGACGCTGGCCAACGCCATCCAAACGGCGAAGGGGCAGCAGCTTCAGCAGGGGCTCGGGAACGCCGGGCTTGCGACCGGAATGACCGACACGAACCTTCAGAATTTGATGCAAGGCAACGAGTTTAACGCTAGCGCCGCAAATAACGCCGGGTCGCAACTCGCACAGCTTCTTCAGAGCGCGTGGGGAACGCAGGCAGGCGGGCTTGCAGGCATTCTCGGCCAGGGCCTCGGGGCCGGCGGGCAACTCGGAAGCAACGAATCGAACAACTTCGGCGTTCAGCCCAATAACAACATTTGGGCGATGCTAGGGCTCTGATGCCTTACGAGGTGCAGGGGCCTACTCCCGTCATTCCAGCGCTTGCGGGGCTCGCCAGCGCCTACTTCCAAATCAAGAACGAGAACGCTAGACTCAAGAACGAGCAGCAGCAGACGCAGATAAATAAAGCGATCGCCACGCAGCAGTACGGGTTAGGCCCGGACCTCAAGCCGAACGGTACGCCGCTCGCGCAACCGCCCGGGATGGGGCCGCAACCAGCGCCGACCTCGCCACCGCCGGGCGTTTCGCCAGCGATGGAAGCAAAGCTCGTTTCGGACAGCAAGGCGGGACGCACCGGCTCGATGGTAACGCCTACGACCGCTCCGGGTGCGGCTCCGTCGCTGCCTGGGAAACAAGGTTCCCCCGAGCGTGACTTGGCTATCGCGGACTTCTATGACCAGCAAGCCGCGACGGCACCCGATGCGTACACCGCCGGTCGCTACACAGCGCTGGCCACGCAATACCGGGAGAACGCCAGCACGGCCTCGTTAGGCGGGCTCAAAGGCGCCGAAACCGGATACTACGGGGCGCGGACGCAACTCACCGAAGCCGAGGTAAAAAACACGGCTGGAAAGTTCCAGCACGACCTCGATATGATTCACGCTCGCGGCGTGAGCGCGGAATCGATCGCGCGCATCCACGCAGCGTACCGGCGGGCGGGCGGTGGAAGCGGGAGCGCAGCGGCCGAGCAGCGGGCCGAGATGGCGGCGCTCAACGCTGCGTCACGCGAAGGTGTAAACGCCCAGAACGCGGTGCAGGAGGCGGTTTTCCGCTATCAGTCGGACCTCCATGTTTCCGACCCGGACAACAACCCGGCGCCCTCGCAGCCGCAGCTTCAACCGTATCCGGTTTATGTGATGACGCCTGGCTCGACGCAGCCGACCGTGATCATGATGAGCCCCAGCGGGCAGGTGCAGCAACCCGCTCGCGCGCCAGCCGCGGTTCCCGGCTCACGTGCTCCGGCTCCAAAGGCTGTTCCCACCGGCGCGCCGTCGTCTGCGCCCAATCCGCTGCAGGCGGTGGAAGGCTGGTTTCAGCAGCACTTCGGCGGGGGCGGCGGAGCGGGGTCGCAGCACCTTACGGCAACCTCGAAAGGCAAGCCGATTCACAGCGTTGACGGCGGCAAAACGTGGCTACCGGGACCCTAACGCCGGACCCTGGCTCAGTTAAACCTGCGGGGCCACTCACTCCCGACCCTGGCTCCGTCAAAGCAGCCTCCGGCCCGTCGCTACTCAGCCGGCTCGGCAAGATCAACAAGGATTTTCCCAAGACGCCGATAGGCAAGACGGCGATGGAGTTTGCCTCTCTGCCCGCCGAAGGGCTCAACGCCGTCCTAGGGGCTCCGCAGCGTGCTGTGGCGTCCGAGATAGGCAACTTCCGCTCGAACCCCGCCGGGGTGCTGGGAGCCAACGCAGCGCCCCTTCTCGGGCCTTCCGTGCTGCTCTCGCCGTCAGTGAGGAAACAGGTCGGGAATGAAGTGTACGCCGCCTTCCATCCCAACGATGAGCGGGTGGAAGAAGGCGCTGAAAAAGCGACCGGCGTCAACCGGCTGATGACCAGCGACCCGCGCTTCCGTGGCAAGCTCCGCAACTTCGCGGTGCGGACGGGCTTCCAGACGGTGACCGACCCGCTCAACCTCGTGGCGCCCGGTATTGCGAAGGCGGGCGAGTTGGCCCTGGAGGGTATCGGCCGTGCGGGCACCGCGGCGATCAAGTCTGGGAGCCCAACCGCGCGCACGTTGATGACGAACGTCGCCGAGCGCGAGGGCGGTTACACGCCCGAGGAAGTCTCAACCATAAACTCGATTCGGAACCGCGACATTACCCGGTCCCGCGTGCAGCACACCGCCGATGCCAAGCTCCTGGCCAAGAACAAAGGCGCCCTGAAAGATGGCGCGATTCCGCCGGACGTTCAGCAGCGGCTTCTCCGCGAGGCATACGTGGGGGGCGATAACGAAATGCGGGAGCAGGCCGTCGCGCACGGCTTCAAGCCGACGCCAGCCGAGGCCGCCAAACCGCCGGCCGGGCTACTGAAGTATCGGCTCGAAGAAAACTACGACCCGCACACCGGCGTCCGGCAGCCAGGGTCATTTGAGAACCTACTGCTCGGCGAAGAAGAAAAGCTCCGCGAGCCCAAAGCCGGGTTCGAGCAATCAAAAACGGGGGCGCCACCGACCGCCGAGCTTTTTGATCGGATGCAGGCGCGGCTGGCCGCCGGCCGAGCCGTCACCCGCTTTCGCTCCACCGCCTCGGACCTAGAGAAGCACCTGGGCGTCACGCCCGATATGGCTCGCAGCCTCGCGACCGAATCGAAGGTGGGCGGCTTCGGCCCGCTTCAGGCGCTCTCGCGTGCTCAAGTTGACGCGCTGCTTTATACGGGCCTGCCGCACATGAGGAACGTCGCCATCATGGGCTACAACGCGATGGGTGAAAGCGGAATCGCTCGGGCCACGCAGTTTATGCTGAATCCGTCGAAGGAGCTTCTCGCTCGGCTGGACGAGAGCGGCGGCGCCTCGCATTTCGGGACGCGCGTTCCCGGAAAGTTCTCCCCGGCCCGCATCCTCCCGCAAGTCCGTCAAGCTACGACCGGCGCGCTCGATCGGTGGGACCAAGCCTTGCGCGCGGCACGGCTGGAACAGATAGACAAACAGCATCCCGATTGGAACGAGTTCCGCAAAATGGACCGCGTAAATCAAGACCTCGGTGCGTACAACCTCAAGCCCCAATACGTGAAGCTGCTCCAGGGCATCGGGGCCAACTTCCCGCAATGGCACGACTACATCGCGCTCACGTCGTCCGCTCGGGCGCTCCTCCGCAGTCCGGGGCGTGTCGAGCGCCTCGCGCGCGGCGAGCAGAACGCCAACGATCAGGTTTTCCCCGGAAAGAAGGCGCCGTACAGAATCAGCACAGGCGGCCCGACCGAGGAGTTCGCGAGCGCCCTGGCCGACCCGGTGCGGCGCGTTGGCGCATCGCGCTATCCCAGCTACTTCGGCGGGTCGTCGTCCATCGGACCCATCGCCAATCTCCTCAATCCGCAGGTGAAGCCCGCAGAGTTCGCAGCCGGGCTCGTTCCCTTCGGGCCGGCTATCCTCGACTATCTCTCGAACCCGTACAAGTCGCCGTTGCCGCCGGCCGCCAGGAGTCTGCTCGACATGATCGGCGTCTACTCGCAGAACAAGCCGGGGAAGAAAAAGCACAGGCCGCCGTCGCCACGGCCATGAAAGGAGTCTGACCATGAACGTCAAGGCGCTAAAATGGACCAAACTCGCGCTCTATATCAGCGGCGGCGGCCTTTCGACCGTTTTCGCGTTCCTCGCAATCGTGGACGCAAAACGCTCGGTGATGTGGATTGGCGCGGGCGCGGCGGTCGTTGGCCTGGCGGGCGCGATGGGCGTTCTGTTCCCGGCCCCGGCCCAGCAGGTCGTTACTGGCGCTCCTATGGTAACCTTAGCGGGGACGCCAACGGGCGCAACCACCGTTTCCACGGATTCAACACTCCCAATCTCTGCTCCACAGAAAGGGGCTCCGTAAATGGCAACTATCGGTAAAATCTTCGTAGCCGCGGGCGGGCTCATTCTCGCCTTTTGGCCCGAGGAATCACAAATCGGGCAAGCATTTATTACGATCGGTACTGGCCTATCTCAGGGCAAGGGCTCCATCGGCCCGATTCGCGTCGGCAACGACGGTATCACCGTGGCCGTAGCATCCTGGCAGGGCGAGTAAACCGTGGATATTCGGGGAGCACGATCGATCGATATGCCGCCGGGGGCGCTGCGCGCAATGATGGGGGCAACGGGCGATGGCCCTCCGCCTGAGTTGCGGGACCTGATGATGAAGGCGGAGCGGGCGCACGATGTGGCGCTCGCGCACGTCGCTATCCTCACGCTCGGCATCGCGCGCGACTACCCGGGCCAGCACAACTGCGACCTCGAAGCGTCGAAGCTACTGCTGCGGTCGCTCAACCATCTTTCGGGGAAGAACGAAAAAAAGTCGAAAGGAGGGAGCAACGATGAAGAAGATGGAGCCTGACAAAGACGAGAAGATGGACGGAAAGTTCGGCGGGTTCGGCGCGAAGAAGCGCATGAAGAAGGAGCGGAAGAAAGGCAGACGGCGCTAGAGCGGTCGCGCCTCGATAGCCGCCGTAAACTCATCGAAGCCGCGCACTACGCCGGGCACGTGCCAGCGAAGCACGTTGCGCCCTTTCACCTTCACCTTTCGCACGACCAGCAACGACGCGCCGGGAAAGTTCGGCTGCTCGCTCATCTTCGCAAACGCTCCGCGCGCCCGTTTATTCTTCGTCCCCACTTCCAGCAGCAGATGCGGTAACGTCGTGGTGGAGAGACACACCACGTCGATTCCGCGAGAACCGCGGGACGGATAACAGAAGTATCCGTACTTTTCTTCAAGGAAGTAGACGGCAAGGTTTTCCGTGCGATTGCCAATTTGGCGGGTACTCACTTCGCCTTCTTCTGTGCGTGCAGGTCGCGCTTACGCTGAAGCCGCTTCGCCTCCGCGCACTTGTAGCAATCGACCTTGTGCTTCGTGCCTCTGATGGGTTCGCCACACGCGCATTGTCTCATTGAACGATAACCCTCCCTTGTAGACGTGGGTTACGAGGACGGTTTTCACTTCCCGGGTTCCGACTGGTTGTTGAGAATGCGGAGCAATTCCATCGAAAATTCCGGCAATCCGTTAAACATATATTCACCCTTTGCGGTGCAGGCGTCACCGTACCGCATTATCCAGTCGATGTAGCGGTCCTTATCGAACTTCCCAAGGTTCACAGCGCCTCCAGTACCTTCTTCGCTATCAGCGGGACGTTGTACGCCTGGAGCGCGGTGCAGCCAGGCCATGTTTGCGTTTGAACGGGGGTAGCCCCGGTATCGAGGACGAAGGCGCGCTCGCAGCCGGCCGCGTGCGCCAAGCGGTTGGGGAAGCTATCCACGCCAACAAACACGCGGCACTGACGGAGAAGCTGCGCCGCGTAATCGAGCGGGTAGTCGTAGAGGTGCGGAACCGCTATCGGCACGTTCGGGTTGGTCCCGCCTCCGAGAATGGCGATGCGCTTATCCGTCCCATCCTGCAGTTTCTTAACCAGCGCCTCAACCTGCCGAACGTCCAGCGTGCGCTCCGGCGCGCTCGCAAACGGCGCGAGGATAACGTCGAATGACTCCACCCGGCGGAAGTAGCGTTTAATGCGCGGCTGTGGCACTTCATCGGGCACGGGCAACCCCGCCATCCGTATCAGCGATTGCGTCGGGTGGAGCATCCCCGGCTCGAAGCGGTAGTTTATCGCCGCGGCCATCCCGAGAAACACAAAGGCGGGGTCGCGCGCGTCGTTCCCCCAAAGATTGAGATGCACGTTTTCGGGGAAATCGGCGATCTCACACACGGCGCGGTTCTGCATTTCGAGGAATACTCGGCTGTGTTTTTTGGCGAGCGCGCAAATCGCGGGAAGCGCCATCAGCGCGTCACCTAGTTGCGGGTCGTAGCTCACACACACGAGGTCCCGCTTTGCAATCTCGGCAAGCTCGGTAGCGGATAGGGGGGAATCGCTCATTGCTGGCCTTTCGTCTTGTGCGCGAACGCGGCGGCTCCGAACTCTGGAAAGACGATTCCTAGCCGGTGTTCGTGGACCGCATCCGCTGCGTCGAAGCAACGCTTCAACTGAGTCGCGAACCCGCTACCCATATTCTGTTCAATCATATCTAGCTCCAACTCGCAGTGGTCTAAGTCGTCTAACGGCGACGGTCGCGTAAGTTTCGTAACCTGATGCAGAAGCGTGAAGCAGTCTTTCCGCGAGAGGGTGGCCGTCTCGTCGTCCAGCAGTTTCTTTTCCATCTCGGCCAAAGCCAGCGTCCACAAACTCATCGGCTTTCATTTCTCGGCTGTAGGAGCTGCTCCATTACTTTGGCTCCTCGATAACGATGGCTTGAACGTGCCCGCATTTGTTACACCAGCACGAATGCCAATAGCCACAGGTGCAAGAGGTGACGGCGCACTCGGTTCGCTCGATAGGGTCACCCGTTTTCCGTTTACGCGAGGCTTCGATAAGCGCGCTTAGGTAGTCACGTTCGCCCTGCTCGGTCGCGACTTCGATGATGCGACGAACCTTTTCGCGATAGCTGGGGTCGTTCTCGCGCCCCGTCGTGCTCAACGCTGCGCCTGCGGAAACCATCGCGTCGGTTACTTTCACGGGTGTTCCTCTCTCGTAGCTGGCAGGGGGCTAGGGGTGGCGTAGTCTATCTTCTCGCTTTTGCACCGCTGGCAAATATGAATGAAGCTGTAATCCTCGTCATCCGCCCAAGAATGGCCGAATATAGCGCACAGTATCCGCCTCATTGCTGTGTCCCCTCAAGCGCGGCGGTTACTCTACCAAATACGGCAATGAGGATATAGTCGAGTAGTTGGCGGTCGTTCGAGTCGTGGCGGTAGCTCTCAGCGAATCCGTGGCGCTGCGATGCTCGGTTAGCCTTGGCGAGCCACTCGTTCAGGAACGGCTGCAACTCGTTACGGAGGTCGATAGTGTTGAACTTCGCCGGGTCGTCTAGTGTCGCTCGCACCCGTAGAAGCGAGGCTTCCAACTCTGCGATGCGCTTGGCCTGGGACTCCAATGCGGCAGTAAAGCGGGCTTTGATTTCGCGGCAGTCCGCGGCTGCGCGGTCACGCTCTAATCGCTCCCGTGCGCTTTCGTATTCGCCGCACGCCTGCCCGTATTCGGCAAAAATCTCTAGAAGCTCGGCAATCGGCTTCACTTCCGCTTCAGTGGGGCGGGTCATGGTTTTACTCCCTTACCCCGTGCGTGCTTCGGACAGTACGCCCGCGCTCCACTCGGAAAACTCCAACCGTGAGAACGCATAACGCGCTTCAGTTTGGCCATAGTTGTCTTGTACGCGGTTTCCTCCTCGTCGCAATCGTCGAAGTCGCAAGCGTAGCTAACATAAACGGCGCTGATAATCATTTCGGGTCCTCCGAGAGTATGGGGCGGTCGATCTCGTTGCTTAAGGCGAGCGGAGTAGTGCAACCGTGAATGTCCGCGCCTGTTCCTGGACCGTGATTACAGTCTGGCTCCCCAACGTCGGCAGCGAGTTTTGCATACTCAATGAGGCGCAACCAGGATTCGCGCGTTGGTTTGCTGTCGCCCCAGAATACAATACCGAACCGGCAGCCATCAACCGGCGCGCTCATGTACGCGGTTTCCTTCGCATCGAGAGCGCCGTAAACTATTGCGCCAAGCGGGGTCAACCGCATTTCGGTCAGCTCCTCCTCAAGTTTCATCGCCCTTGTCCATACGGCTGCTTTACAGCCTCCGAACAGGCTTGGCAAAGTTTGTAGACTATCGGCCCGGCATACCCGATGACCGGGTAGCACTTAGGGCAAAGTACGAGTGTCATGGTTTTTCCTCCGAGAGTATGGCGCGCAGTTCGTCTGCTTTGATGGTGTATGGGGTAGCGCGCCAACTTGACGAATGGCAAAGTGCGCGCAGCTTCGTTTCGAGCCCCCTTAACCGTACAAGCTCCGCCACCGCTTTGCGCCAATCGCGTTGGACCGATTTCCACATCGTTTCGTCGTAGCCGTAGGGCCGACAATCCGGGTCGCACAGCTTTAACAGCCGCTCCTCAAGGCTCGGTTCGCTGGCGCTGGTAGGGGTGCTAGGGAGGCTTGCGCCGCGCTCTAGCAGCCGCTTGTTGTTGTGGATGCCGTCACTCATGGAATACAGCCCCGCATTCTTGGCAAACGTGGTGCGCGCAGAATCTTCCGCCGCATCCCGCGCACATCCAAGCGCGATCGGCATCACTTGGGATTCGATGGTCGAGAGAAGGCGAAGCCACAAGTCGAGCCTTCTCCGCGCCTGCGCGAAGGATTCGTTGTTATGCTCCACCCGCGCCCATTGGTCGCGCCACGCAATCATCTCGTCGCGGAGTTGCGCCAACGCTTCTTTCGGTTCGCTGGCGCTGGTAGGGGTGCTAGGGAGGCTTGCGCCGCGCTCTAGCAGCCGCTTATTGTTGTGGATGCCGTCACTCACGATGCCTCTCCTTCTAGCGTTGGCTCGGCTTTGAAGGTGTACTTAGCCCACCCTTTCGCGCGGCGTTCGCACGCGGCGCACTTTCCGCACCCCATCCCCCAGGGCTGCATCGAAGTCAACTCCCCGCCGTAGCAGGTGCAGCTTTGATTAACGATTAGGTTAACGAGCCGCTTGCCGCCGATCTGCTCCGCTAGTTTCCAAGTGTCGCCTTTGTCGAGATACATCAACGGCGTTTCGATAGATGTTCGAGCCTGGAGCCCAAGGTTTAGGCTGGCTTGCAACGATTTAATCGTGTCGTCCCTGCAATCGGGATAGCCCTCGTAATCGGTTTCGCACATTCCGGCAACCAGCGCATCGTGGCCGCCTTCCTTCGCCATAATCGCCGCAACGGTTAGAAAAACGACGTTCCGACCGGGGACGAAGCTAACGGGGAGCCCATCGGTTCGCGGCGGCAATCCTTCGTCGCCAAGAAGCGAACTTTTGACGAGTTGCCCGAACAGGTCGAGCCGCACGATGCGATCGCTCCCGAGTTTGCCAGGCCATTCGCGGAAGTCACGCCGCAACGCATTAAAGATGGTGTCCCGCTGTAGTAACTCGTTTGCGTTCTCTTGGCCGTAAGCGAAACCGACCGTATCCACCCGATTAAACCTTTGAAGTGCCCAAGCCGCGCAAGTCGTGGAATCCTGGCCGCCTGAGAAAAGAACGAGCGCAGACTCACGCATAGATAAACTCCCCTTGTCGTAGTGTAGCCAGCGCAACTTCGCGCCAGCGCAGAGCAAACTTTTGGCAGTTTCCACAATGCTTGTGAAGGCATCCACGCATTGGCGCAGACCGCCGACCCCCGAAAGACCAAGCCATCGAGTCGCACGAATGAAGCAGGTGCCCGTAGCGGCGTATCCCGTCCATCTTGACGCCAAAGCCATGAAGCGCCAGGGGTTGTAACTCTCTAACAATAGCGCCTATTTCAGACGCGGCCTGGCGACGGCAGACGCTTCCAAGCCCCACTAGTGGCTCGTCTCTCAAATCCACGCCAGCCGAGGCGTACAACTCAACGCACCGAAGGTAGTCGCCGATCTCCCATCCTTGAAGAACGGGGATAAAGACCGGGCTGCGGTTCCGTAAGACGAGGTAGTTCTCGACCGTTCGCTCCTGATGCTCGCGGATGCTCAGCCCCGTCTTTCCGAGAATGAAAGGTTCGCACATCCAATCCATCGGCGCGGCCCATCGCAGGTTTCCGATCTCGCTGTATCGTTCGACCGCCTCGACGTATTCGTCCACGGATGTTTCCCATTTGCCATTCATAGATAACTCCGTGAAGCCGCCGGAATCGAGCGCCCAAATAACTGCAGCTCGCGGCAACTTCTTATAGCGCCGTAACTGTCGGTGGCTCACGAACAGCGGGACCTGCATTATTTCGAGCCAATGCGGGCGATGCGTTCCGAGGAAGAACCGCCTCATCACTTGCGCTCCTCTAGCGTTGGCTCGGCTTTGAAGGTGGTAAAATCTCCGCGAGCGAGATCGGCCTCGGCTTCCGCAATGGCGGCTAACTCATCCGGCAAAAGTCCAACGTCAGTTTCCGGCGCTTCGTCCATTCGCTTGTCTATCCGCGCCATGATTGCATCGGCACGTTTTTGCGCGGCGGCGAGATTCAGGATAGCTTCTGGTTCACTGTCGCCCATCACGCCGATAAACCTGTCGTAGTCGCAAGCCAGCCACTTCCCGTAGGTCGTCTGCGTCATGCTGGTCCCGGTGCGCCTTGGAAGTGCCCGCCGCCTCACTTCCCCGTCTCCCCCTTAGCGGCTTCCGCGCTAGCCACGGTCGGTAGCCTGCCCCGCGATGCGTTCCGCGACGGCGCAGCGGATGAACGCGCCGAGGCTGGTGCCCGCGCGCTTCGCGGCCCGCCGAGCGGCGACGATTTCCGCCTTCGTGCAGCGGGCGACGAACTGCTCTTTCAATGCTTCTGGCATAGCTCTAGCCTAGCGCATCGCATTGCGCGATGCAAGCCCCTCACAGCCCGACTCGCTGGGCGTGGTCGAGTAGAGCGTCAGCGGTGTCGCGCGTGGCGCGACGGTGCGCGCGGGCGTTCGGCTCGCTCGCCGAGGCTCGTTCTTCGCCCCGTTCCCGGTCCACCACGGCGTCGAAGGCTCCCTCCGCGGCTTGGTAGTCGATTCCGCGGTCTAGCGCGTCCTGGAGCCAATCCCAGCGCTTCCGCATGGCGTAGCCCCACGGCCCGCCGAACTGCGGTTTCTCCCGCGTCGAGGGTGGCGCGCGGTGCGCGACCAGGAACGCTTCCCAATCGGCGAACGATCGTGGGTTTCGGAACTCGGGGGTTCCTAGGCGGGGGTAACTCATGCTTGAGCCTCCTGTCGGGCTTTGACGGCTTGGACTCTTTCGAGCCATTTCTGAACCATGAAAAGCTCCCTCACCGGGTCGCCGTCGCGGGTGCGGCACTGCTCCCAGGCATAGACGATTTGGTCGGGGGTAAAGCCCCCCAGGGCAAATGACGCGGCGATGACGGCGTTTCGTTTCCGCCAATCCGTGAAGGTGGTTGATCGGGCGACCAAGGGCTGGACGCGTTCCCACACCGCCCGCAGGATTGCGTTGCGGCAGTCGAGGACCGGGCGGTCGAAAGGGAGAGCCCTATCGCGTGATTCCCGTTCTGCCTTCGTAGCCTTCACGGCGGGCTGTTGCGGCGCAACGCCGGATGACGAAGGTACTGAGTCATCAGAATTAGAGAGTAGAGGTACAATTACCGCGCGCGCGAAGGCTGTTCCCGAGTTGTTCCCGGGTTGTTCCGGCGTGAGGGATTCGCTGTTCCCGACCTGTGACACGGAACGTTCCCGGAATGGTCGTAGCCAGGCATAAAGGTCCTGGCGGCGCCATTTGATTCCCAGGGTGTGGAGCGCCCGGCCGACCTGGTTGATCGACGGATTCATGCCTCGGGATTCGAGGTATTTCCAGAGGGCTACGGCCTCTTGCTGGGGGTTCAGGGTACGACGAAGCCTCCAACGGTTCGCGTCGTGGAGGCTTCGGAAGGGTTGAGCGCCGGCTTTCACCACGCGCCGCGGCCCTACTGCAAGCACGCGGCGCAGTAGTTACTTCGCTTACGTCACCCCGTCGGGCGGCGCTCGCACTTATTATTTTACCGCCTCGCGACGTTCGGCGCAAGTCCGTGCCGGCCGGTGGTCACGTTGCCGTTCTCGGCGCTGCGCTAGATCGTGAGCGGTCCTACAGCGTGAGCACGGCCCCGCCTTCCCGACGCCATTGTAGCGGACGAGCACTTCTCGGCAGGCGGAGCAATAGTCGGCCAGCATCGGGTCGAACTCACCGGACGGTGGGGGCGGGACGAGCTTCTCGCCACAGCAAACGCAAAGCCGGTCGCGGGCGTCCTCGGGCGAGAGGATGGTTTCCCACTCGAAGCGCCGGCGGCGCTGACAGGGGCGGCAGCACGTCGAGCCGCCCGCCAAACTAAAACCTGCGATCACCGGAGGCTCGCTCCGTTATAAACCGCGGCTGCAAAGAGGGAGAGGCTGGCGAGTATCCCGCACGCCAGCAAATCCCACAGCAACGCCGAGCGGGGCTCGCGGCGCTTCATCGGGACACCCCGTTGAGCGCGCCGATGGCGAGCCACAGGCAAATCCACCACGCCCAATGGTTGATCGTCGCGTTGAGCATTTCGGCGTCAGCGTGGCTCATATTTCTCCCTCCATCCCGAGCAGGTGGTCGTCCCACAGAGGGAGCGCGTCGGCGGGAATCCGCGTTTCGCCGTCGAGCCCCATCGCCAAACGGAGCGCGGCGCGAAGGTGCGCCTCGCAGCGTTCGAGGATTTGCGCCCCGGCTGGCGCGGCTTCTTCGCGGCACTCCCAGCACGGCCTCATGCGGCGCCAGCCTTGTCGCGCTCGCGGATGTGCTCCGTAACCAGCCGGTAAAGCTCCCGCAACTCCGGCGCCGTCAGCGCCTTCGATGAAACCTCGACTTCAGGGTCGCAGAAGATGTCGAAGTGTTCGATTAAGATTTTGCGATACGGCGAGGCGGGCGAATCGAGATCGACGTTGTGCTTGCGCGCCAGGGCGTGAACCGCTTTGATGCCTGCGGCTCGCGCTTCAGGCGTATCCTCGTCGCGCGGTGGTGGGATTGGTTTCGCCGCGGGCATAGTAGGCGTCGTGTCGGGCATTTCCTCGCTTGGCGTTGCCTTGTAGCCAGCCAGTACGAGAATCCACGCCAACTGCCCGCGCAGCGCCCGGCTTTGTGCCCTAGTCTGCGCCATTCCACTAACCGCGTAGTCGTCGCGTCCTTTCCAGTTGTATTCGTCGCGGGTGCAGCGGCTTTCACCGGCTCCTATTTCCAAGCCTGTATCAACGCGAATCACGACAGCGCGAGATTCATAGCCTTTGTCGATTGTCTTGACCCACTCGACCTTCGCGCTCATGCCGCAGAGCTTTCCGCACGTTTGCCATGCTTCAAGCTCGACGTACTCGTCGTTGGGGTTTTTCTTGTTCAGCTTGTGCGCGAGCCCTTTCGCGTCGATAATCGGCTTGAGCGCGTTGGCAACGTCCACGGCGTACTGCACCTGCTCGGCAGGCGAAATATCTTGGAAATAGCGCGGGACCGGAGCGACCGGCTGCGCCACTTTCATCGGGACTATTTCGCTCCCGGTGACGCGATGCTCAGCGTCGATGACTTCAGGCAGGCTGCTCATGTAGGCTCCTTTCAAGTTGTTCGGCAACGTCATCCGTGAAGCGCAGCGGGTTCGCGTTGCGAGCGCACTTACTAAACCGGCACGACACGCAGCGGAATTCTTCCTTGGCATCACCTTCGGGGGGCTCGTCATCCAGCGCAGCGCTCAACCGCGCATAATCGGACGCCGTATCGAACCGCCATTCGTCGGTGTAGTAGCGAAACTGCCGCAGGTCGGTGTCGCGATCGGCTGGCGTGTCAACGAGGATAACGAACGTCTCGGCTTCGACGCCTGCTGCGTAGGCGCACGCCTGGGTGATATACCACGGCGCCTTCGTTTCGGGCGTTGGGCCTTGCGGATTCGCTTTGGTCGGCGCCCAGTATCCTCCCGTGCGCTTGCACTCCACGACCTCGACCGCTTTCGGCCCGGCGGCGTACACGATAACGTCGGCGTGACCGGGGATGCCGTTGTAATCAACGTCCACCTCGCAGCGCGCGCCGTACTCGGGGCACCAGGCTTCGATAGCGGCGACTATAAGGCAGGCCGTCTCGACACCCGAGCGCGAGCCGTCCCGCATCTTTCGTAGCCCGCGCGGGCTCTCGGGAATATCCTCGGCGTCGTGAACGCGCGCCCAGGTGCGGCGTACGCATTCGCCAGCGTCGGAAACGCGCAGGCCGTCGCGGTCGTGCGAACGGCGGTAGCTTTCGGCCGATTGCTGCGCGGCAAGCTCGTTCGCGCGCGCCAACGTTGCCTCGTCGGAAAGCGCGCGGTCGATCAACTCGACGTAATTTAGCACGGCGGGAAGCCCATCGGCAGCGCGCTATCGCGGGCCGCCTCGTATCGCCGCTGCGCGCGTTCGCGGTCCAGCGCCAACTCGGCGCGAATCGCATCGTCGCTCAGGTCGGCGTGGCAGCCGTGGTCGCACGTTGCCGTCGAGGTGCCGCCCGATATGAGGTCACCCATTATTCGCCCGCCTCGCGCGGGGTAAAGGTTACGTCGTAGGCCGCGCCAATCGTTAGGGGCGCATCGGTTTGGAGATACACGCGAAGCTCCCACCCCTGCGTGCAAATCCGATTTTCGAACCGCTGCCCCTGGCGAGATACTTGCTCGACTTCGGCGCGGAAGGTGAACGGCGCTTGCGGCTCGGCCGCGGTCGTGCTATCTTTCATTCCAGGTCCATTCTGTGAGAGGAGGCTGGCGCGGTTTGCGCCGTTCCAGCCTCGTTCGTTGCTGCCCGGACTTCGGAGACGGGCTGCTCCTGTGCCGCTGGCGCGGCGTGCCCCATCCCTAGCGTCTCCATTAGCGCCTCGCGCGCCCACGTCGAAGGCGGTTCGTCCCGCTTCTTGGCGTGGCGTTTGATGGCTGCGTACTCGTTGCGGCTCAGGCGAATGGCGATACTGTATGGACGTTTCACCCTTAATATTATACGTTGTCAAACGCAGGTTGTCAAACGCGAGATAGTGGTGTATAATGAGGCATCTCCCCCTCACTTACGAAAGGATGCGAATGGACCTCTCGAACCTCACGCTCGCGCAGGTTGCCGAGCTATCGAAAACCCTCTGCGGAGGCGCGAAAACCGCTGACCCGACGACGATAGTGGAGTCCGACAAGAAAATCGTCGTGCTCGACCGTGGCTTCGTTTACGTCGGCGATGTATCGGTTTTTAACGATTGGGTGCTTATTAAGAACGCGCAGAACCTCCGCATCTGGGGCACCACCAGGGGCTTGGGCGAGCTACGCAATGGGCCGCTTTCAGGGACGAAACTTGATGACGTAGGAAGCGTCCGCGCTCCGTTGCGGGCGCTCATCTCGCTGATCGACGTGGACGCAGCAAAATGGAACGCCTCGAAGTAACGCTCGACGGCTCCGGCTCCGGCTCCGGCTCCGGCTACGGCTACGGCTACGGCTCCGGCTACGGCTGCGGCGACGGCGACGGCGACGGCGACGGCGACGGCTACGGCTACGGCTCCGGCTACGGCTCCGGCTCCGGCTCCGGCTACGGCTCCGGCTACGGCTACGGC